AACCCACACGAAGGGCCGTGGGCTGGGGTGCTGCGTATGCACATGGGTTTGATCATACCCGACCCAGAGAAGTGCCACATCAACGTAGAGGGCGATAAGTATCACTGGCAGAATGGCAAGGTCGTTCTGTTTGATGACACCTACAATCACTACGCTGTCAATGAAACTGACGAGTTACGGGTGATACTGTTTATAGATTATATGAGACCTATGAGGTTTCCGTATAACCTGATTAACTCAACGGTCATGAAAATAAGCTGGGCCTTTCCATACATATGGAGACCGTTGCTAAGGCACAGGCGCTGGTCACGAAAATTCTATGGCTACAAGTTACCAGTAACTTAAACGAGGCTAGGCATTATGGATATTGACAGGTTAATAACACAGTTGAAGGTTCACGAAGGGGTGCGTAAGTTTGTTTACCTCGACACAGAAGGCATAGAAACCATCGGCGTTGGACGCAATCTGGTAGACCGTGGGCTGTCAGATGATGAGATTGAGTTGATGCTTGCCAATGACATCAGGGACTTTCAGGAAGAAGTAGAGAGAGCCTTCCCGTGGTGGTCTGATATGGATGACGTGCGTCAGAGGGTTGTGGTGGACATGGCTTTCAACATGGGCCTTGGTTCCCTGTCTAAGTTTGTCAACACACTCGCTCACATTGAGAACGGGCGCTACGAAGAGGCTAGTGTTGAGATGCTTGACTCGAAGTGGGCAAGGCAGGTGGGTGATCGCGCAAATGTTTTGAGTGACATGATGAAGACGGGAGAGGACAATGGCTACTAAGGGAAAGAAAACCCTCCAAAAGGACAGTGTCTACGAGGAGTACGACGTTGATGGGGATGGTGTGGTTAGCGATGCTGAACTTGCAACAGTCAAAGCCATACACGAAGCCGAAGTTGCAGAAGAAAAGGCAGACGCTCAAAGAAAGATGGCTTGGATTTCTATTATATCCATGCTCGTTTTTACTGCTTTTCTTTTCCTTCCTATTTTTCCTGATTCTCGGATTAAAGCTTTGGCTGATCTCTTTGGCCTTTTCTACATCGGAATGGCTGGTGTCGTCGGTGCGTACATGGGAATGACAGCCTATATGAGTGCTAAAAAATAGGAGCTTAGATCGATGCTAAAGGTTTACGCTCTTATTGTGGTGCTGGGTCTTGTGGGCGGCGTGGGCTACGGTGGGTATTATTATTATAAGGACACTCAGCAAAGAATCAAAACGCTGACAGAGAACAATGCTAAACTTGAAGTGGCCAAACAACTGCAAGACGATACAATTCAAACGCTTGTTGAGGATGCGGAAGATTTCCGTGTCCTGAATAAGAAGCTGGCAACTGATTTACAGGAGGCTGAAGAGTACAGGAATAACTTGATAGATAAATTACGGAAACACGATTTGACTAGGTTGAGCCAGAAGAAGCCTAGCTTGGTGGAGAATAAGATTAACAATGGAACGAAGAAGCTTTTTGAGAGATTGGAAAGCCTTACTGCTTTGCCCCCCGACCCTGCTGCTGTTAAGTAGTTGCGGTAGCTGGAACCCGATTAAGCAGGTAGAGGTAAAGACCGTTCAAGTTGAGCGGGTTATTCCCACACAGCAGCGGCTACGCCCACTGAAGCTGAGTGATATAACGTGGTATGTCGTAACAGATCAGAACTTTGATCAGTTCAAAAAGAAATACACCAAGAGAAATGGGGAGTTTTTGTTCTACGCATTTAGTGTGAGGGACTACGAAACTCTTTCTCTTAATATGGCTGAGTTACAGAGATACATTGGCCAGCAAAAACAGATTATTATTTACTACGAGCAAGCGGTAGAGCCTAAGCCGAAGCCTGAGAAAGGCACTAATGACAAGCCGAAGAAATGAAACAGAGTGCATTTGTTTTCATACTCGTCATTCTCTTTGCTGGGCTTGCGCCTTTTAGCGAAGCAAATTCTGCTGACACAAACACAGTCAGTTCTACGGTGGTAACTGACAAGACGCCGCCTACAGCATCTGCTCCCAGCATCGTGGTAAACAATAATGATGTATGCCGCTCAGGTATGAGTGTTGGGGCACAGACAGGGTTCTTGGGATTGTCCACGGGCCACACTGTCATCGATAAGAACTGCGAAAGAATTAAGCTGGCTCGTAGTCTTTACGGCATGGGTATGAAAGTCGCTGGAGTTAGTCTTCTGTGTCAGGACTCACGGGTGTTTGACGCCATGATGATGTCCGCAACACCGTGCCCCTATCGCGGGAAAATTGGTAAGGATGCAGTGGTGGCTTGGGAAAAGAATTATCTCGAAGCCCCTAACCAGTCCATGTTCTATATCGATTTAGTAAAGAAAGCGCAGGAAAAAGAAGGGGCCGAAAGGCTTAGTGAATCAGAAAACGAGTGGCGCGATGAAGACCCCAATCAAAACGCTGAGTAATTATATTTACTCGTCAGTCTGTGCTGCTGTATGCGTCGTACTTTTTTCTGGCGCTGCGATATCCCAAAGCACAGAGGTCGTAGTCGGGTCAGAAACTACTGCCAATCAACTCCCCGGCATGAGTGAGTTTACTACGTCAGGTGGGACTAAGACGGTTGCTGGCACTGGCGCTCAACGAGGTTGCCAAGCTGGAAAGTTTTGCACAGCGGGTACTCAAGGACCGGGGGGAACTTACTCCACCACGTTTAATTTTGAAGATAACATGACCATCGATGACATCAATCGCGGGTTCACAATGGACTACGGCGTAGACGTTGAGTCGCATCCCAGTAACTCTACTCTTTCGTCATGCGTAGGCGGAAACGTAATGCAGGGTTCAGATTGCAAGGACATCTTTAATTTAACTCTAACGCTATCAGAGCAGAACTCTGTTGTTCACAAGTTTCAGCATGAGGTTGAGTTAGATTTTACAGGCGTTCGTTCTTTTGACTTCTCGCAGATTATACCGTCAAACAATTTTACAGAGCTTACTGGGGGGTTCGAGTTGTTCGGCATTGACGCTGGCTTCTCGACCGGGTTTTTTGGACCACGATTTGAGGCACCCTTTCTTACAACTACGTTTGACCTTGTTACGTTGGTAGAGGCAGAAGTTATTGACTTGATTACCGAAGAGATTAGCGCCCCGATAGTCACCGCTGCTCCTGCTCCTGTGATCGCAGCACCTGCTCCTGAACCTGAAGTAGCGCCGCTTGCTCCTATCCAGATAGCTGAAGTACAAGAAATACCAACAATCGAATTAGCGCCGCCTGTTGTTGTAGCACCAGCGGCTCCCGAAGAAGTTTCAGTTTCAGAGTCGGTAGTTGCAGAAATAGAAGCAGAGGTTGAGGCACAACCGGAGCCGCAGCCAGAGCCGCAACCAGAGGCGGAACCACAATCGGAACCTGAACAAGCACAGCCTGACGAGTCAGAGCCTGAGGAGCAGCCTGAGGCGACGGAAGAGCAACCGGAAGAGCAACCGGAGGAGCAGCCTGAGGCGACGGAAGAGCGACCCGCAGATACTAGGGAAGCTAAGGAAGAGCAACCGGAAGAGAAAGCGGAGCCGAAAAAAGCCGTGGCGCAAAAGGCGAAGGAGAAGGCCGGTAAAAAAATTATGGATAAGATGAACGACAAGTCGCGCTACGATGCAACAAATCAGATTAGAACTCTGGCGGTTATGAATGTGATCTCAGCCAGCAGCGGTATATTCAAGCAGCAGTCAGCACTCAAAGATATACAGGGGTTCTTCCAGCCGACAACTATCCCAGACGGGTCTTTGCCTAAGAATAATTTTGCCGAGTACATGCTGTTCGGCGGCAGCGATGCAGGTCACAGTGCTTTGATAGACACACAATACAGGTAGCAGATATGTACGAATATAAATGTAAGGTGGTCAGAGTAGTTGATGGAGACACGGTAGATGTAGACATCGACTTGGGGTTTGATGTTTGGCTGTCCAAGCAGCGAGTTCGTTTGTATGGGGTAGACACTCCCGAAAGCAGAACCCGCGACAAGGAAGAGAAGAAGTACGGCCTTCGAGCTAAAGCTTTTGTAGAGCATCACCTTCCGCTTGAAAGCTCTCAGATTTTGAGGACCAAGGTTGACAAGTCACGGGGAAAGTTTGGGCGCATCTTGGGCGAGTTTGTGGTGGATAGCACCACTGTAAATAGCTTGCTTATCAAGACACACAATGCTGTCGCATACCACGGTCAAAGCAAGGAAGAGATCAAAGAAGCCCACAGAAATAATTGGTTGTTAATGGAAAGCGAGTGAGATGGCAGAGGTCGAGGTAGGCGGGGTTAAGTTTAGAGGCGGTAAGATAGCTGTCATTCTTACTGCTTTGTCTAGCTTGGGCGGCGCGATGTGGGGAGGGTTCGAGTTTTATAAAGACTACATGGACATGCGAGAAAAGATAGAAAGCTATGCTGCTCCTGACTTGTCAGGATTTGATAAGCGACTTGCAATCTTAACCACAGATATGTCTGCTCTTCGTAAAGAGATGGTTGTTTTTGAAAAGCTAGAGCAGAATATCCAAGACTCTGCTGACGCAGCAAGAGACGAAGCAAGGACAATCAAGCGCGATCTCAAGGGTGAGATTATTCGCATTGAAAGAATTTCAGAGAATATGGACCGCCGCATCAAAGCAATTCAGGACGACACTCGTAAGGTTCTTGAAAAAGAACAAGATCGTTTTGATGCTAGACGAGAGGCAGTCAGAAGAAATATGGACGCCCTCGAAAAAGATACAAAGGCGTCCATAAAAGATTTAGAAACATCAGTAGCAGATAGAATTAAGAAGGCTCTTGAGAACCCTCTTTCTCAGATGCGTCAGTAGTCTTCAAAGCAGAGGACATTTCATCACAAAGAAACTCGTTGAATGTCCGACCGTCAGGCAAGTCTTTGCCATCAATGATGGTAGACTTACGCAACCACTGGCAGCAGTCACGAATGCCTTGCTCGTAACTACGATTGGTTAAGATGTATTCGAGACCTTCTCTGATCAAAGACCCGATGCTCCTTTCCTCTTGCTTCGATCTTCGCCGCAATCGTTCAAGTTGATCAGCCTCAACCACAAAATTAAATGTTGTTTTTTCACTCATAACACCGCCTTTTAAAATGGAATGTCGTCGTCAAGATCGATGTCATTATCAACTGCTGGCTGCGGACGCTGCGGTCCTTTATCCATCCATGACTCGTCATACTGTTGAACGGACAACCGAATGTTAGGACCGTACTGTCCTTCCTTCGCACGGTTAACCACTCCGTTGTCCCATCCCTGCACAGACAGCAGCGGTTCCTTGCCTTCTTTCGCACACTCAATAAGAAATTTTACGAGGTCTTTGGAGATGTGCAGGTTCCCTCGGAAGTCAGCTTGCGAGTCCTTCGTTTTGTTTTTTGCTGGACGAAGGTTGCAATTATTTTCCTTGGGCTTGTTCTCAAGTTTCCACGGTGGCATTAGTTAATCTCCTCTAGGTTTGTAATGCGGGATTTAAGCCAGCCTTGAGTCAGCTTGACTTGGTTGGTTATAAACTCAAAGGCTTCGACGCTGGCCTTGTCGGTTCGCTGCTGTAGCTGTTGTCTTTGCTCAGAGTTATCCTTCCAAAATTTTACAAGGTTGCGCTTAGAGTCACGAGCGTCGTCAATGCCCATGTCATTCACAGCTTCTTCTGTCGCCGCTCCGATCTTGTCGAAGTGAACACAGTAGAGTTCCTTGATGCTCTCAGGATCAAGAAGATCAATGTCTTCTGCCGCTGACTTGTCAGGCGCTGGCTTGGCTACTCTCTTTTGAGGCAACTCTTTTTGCGGAGTAGCGCGTTGTCCGTCATCATCCTCTTCGCCACAAATCCCAAGCAAACTACACAATCCATAACGACGTGCGTAAGTGATTGCTGATCCCATCTTTTGTGGGTTGTTATTATTCTCACACAGTAGGGGAACGCCACCGTCTTCTAAAAATTCTCCTGACGAATGAACGATGCGAGTAACCAACCTATCTGGATCAATCAATGTGATCTGCACCACGCAAAGGTTATGTTGTGCCAGTGTTGAACGGGCAGTCTCCAGACACGCTGGCAGTGTCGCGTACTTGCCGTAGTTAGCTCTACCATCTAAAGGCGGGTTGCTGATTTCAGACAACGCTGCCACTAGGTCTTCGTGAAATTTAGCCATTCTTTACTCTCCCAACAGCCATTCCAAGAAAGTCTTCTTACGCTTCAACTTTCTCTGTTCTTCCTGCTTATCAGCGACAGGCTTTACCTTCCGCCTTCCCCTGAGAATTTGTTTATATTTCTGATACCCCATGCTGTTGATAATGATTCGCCGCACCGCGCTGTACTGGATGTTGACGCTAGAGTTCGCCACAATATCATTGATGCTTGCGCCTTCTTCAAACTCGTCAATGATAAATTGATTTCTATCTTTTCTATTCATTGTCATTCCTGACCTCCTGTTGATATTGGTCGCAAAATTGCGCGACCTGACAGTAATTCCCAACGCACCGCGTTGGCTCTCCTTTCCTTTCGACTATTTGGTACTCCTCTTTTGCTTTCATCTTGTCGTAAAACGATGCTGCTTCTTCTGGTGAGTCGAAGTTCTTCACTGACCTGACGCCCCCAATCTTTTGAACAGCCCAGATCGAATCCCTTTTCCATCGATCCTCGTCACTGCACAGTGGCAGAGACCCGTCAATGTCGTATTCAAACCATGCATCTTGATGGGCGCTGACCCGCCGTAAGATAAACTTGTGCTGCTCCTCTCGTGACCACATTGGTATTTCGACCACATGAACCTGCGCTTGAGGGTAACTGTTGCTGTTCATTGCTTTGCTTTTTTGCCAGTCACGAAGAATCGTAATCACCTGTAGCCTATCAATGTCGATGTCCAGATCATGGTGAGCGAGGTAGGCGTAACAATTTAATTGCTGCTCCCAACCCGACTGATTCTTTCCTATTGCGTAGGCGCTGGTGAACTTCCAGTCCATCAGGAACTTCTGGTCGCCTTCCGTTCTGATGGCGTCACATTGCCCTGAGATTTTCCATCCGTTGATCTCTGCGAACATCCGCTTTTCAATGATGTCATTATCGTCGGCACCTTCTTCCAGCACGGTGTGGATACACTTTCCAAGCAGCTTCCATACATCGTCGGAGATATCTGTGACGATGTCGTCCTCATGTTTCTTCTGAAGCAACGAAATTCTTGGCGACGAAAGAAGGCGTGTTATAGTTATGCGGCTGTCCCCGGAATCATACTTGTCACGAGCCAAAAGGTTCTCGAACTGGTGTGGTAATCCGTATTTGTTTGTGACCATTAGATATCACGCTATGGGTTGTTGTTGCCATGAGTTATATAAGCCTGTATATAAATAGTCAATGACCGAGATCAAGTTTGAAATCAAGGGACAGCCCCACAGCAAAGCCAACAGCAGAAGGCTGGTCTATTTTGGCAAGCGCCCTGCCTTCATTAAATCTCCACAGGCCATAGAGTATGAAAAACTTTTTGCTGCTCAATGCCCTGTGCTTGACCCGATTATTCCATACAACAAAAAAGACAAGCAGGACGTGGCTGTTCACATGACAATCTATTATGCCAGTCGCCGCCCTGACCTTGATGAGTCGCTGATACTTGATTGTATGCAGGGGCGCATCTACGAGAACGACAGGTGTGTGAAGGAGAAGCACATCCGTTGGGGTCTCGACAAAGACAACCCTCGCTCTGAGATTAGAGTAATAAAAATACCGCCTCCGTGAGGAGGCGGTAGTTATCAGGGAGGTCACGTTCAAATTGGGAATCAGAACAAGACGTAAGGAATTATAATGCAGATGAGTGATCAAGACAATTACATTCAAGACCAAATTGAAGTAAGGGCAAACAGCGCAAGGTCGGGCTACTCGACCACCGCAAGGATCAGGTGTCCGGTCTGTTCGGATTCAAGAAAGAAGGACGGCGAAAGGTCGATGGCCGTCACTTTTTTTAATGACCGTCTTGTCTATAAGTGCCATCACTGCGACGAGAAAGGCGTCATTGCTTACGACCGCAAGGAGGTAAAGCCTCGGCGCTCTTATCCTAAAGTCCAGCGGGTGGACAGCCCCCCGCCTTCAGCCATCGACTGGCTTGTCAAAGAGAGAAAGATCAGCCCTCAGGTCGTCAAGGACTACGGAGTTGCTGCTTCACGAAAATACTTTCAGAAACTACAGGCTGAAGCAGACTGCGTTGGCTTTCCGTTTTACAACAACGGTGAGGTATACGCAGTTAAGTACCGCACTTCTGGTGGAGAGAAGGCGCATACCCAAGAGGGCACTGGCGGTGCCCAGAGTTTCTTTGGTATTGAGCGGGTAGCAGCAGACGCCGACACGTTAGTGATATGCGAAGGTGAGATTGATCAGTTAAGCCTAGCGAGTGCCGGTGTCCTGAATGCTATCAGCGTCCCGAATGGTGCCCCGATGAAGGCATCGGAGGGCGAGGTTGATCCTGACAATGATCGTAAGTACGGCTTTGTCTGGGCGGCAAAGGACTTGCTGAAACAGGTTGATAAGGTTGTTCTGGCTGTTGACATCGATGGTCCGGGCCAAGCCCTCGCAGAAGAACTAGCCAGACGGATTGGCAAGATCAAGTGCTGGCAGGTTGAGTGGCCTGAGGGATGCAAAGACCCCAATGACGTACTGGTTAAGCACGGCAGCGAGAAGTTAGCTGAAGTCATCGGTGACTCGAAGCCGTGGCCTATCACTGGTCTATTCGATGTCGATCATTACGCTGATCAGGTTGACCAGATATATGAGCGCGGCCATCAGCGCGGGTTGTCTACAGGTCTGGACTGCATAGATGAGCTATTCACAATCAGCCCCGGTCAGCTTTCGATTGTCACGGGGCACCCATCATCAGGTAAGTCTGAGTTTATAGATCAGATCATGGTGAATATGGCCGAGGCATACGGATGGTCGTTTGCTGTATGCTCATTCGAGAACGATCCCCCAACCCACATCATCAAGCTTATGGAAAAGCATTCGGGTGTTCCCTTCCATGACGGTCCTAGCATGAGGATGACGAGGGAAGAACTTGCCGAAGCGAAGGACTGGTGCGGTAGGCATTTCTTTTTTGTCGAGCAGAACGACGGAGAACCAGCGACTATCGAGTCGATATTGGAGAGGGCACAAGCCGCCATCCTGCGATATGGGGTGAGGGGTTTGATCATCGATCCCTACAACTATGTTGATATTGACAAGTCAAAGGTGAGCGAGACCGAAGCTATCAGTCAGATGCTGACACGGTGTCGTCTTTTTGCACGGGCACATGACGTTCACGTCTGGTTCGTCGCGCACCCAGCAAAGATGATGCGAGATGGTGGAGAGTTTCCTGCGCCAAAGGGCTACGACATTTCAGGGTCAGCCGCGTGGTTTGCTAAGGCTGATCTTGGCGTGACGGTTCACAGAAAACCAGACACAAATTTGTCAGAAATCCACTGCTGGAAGGTGCGCTTCAAGTGGATCGGACAGCAAGGAGTAAGAGATGTCGAATACTTTAAATCAACAGGACAGTACAAAGAACCCTTCCAATACACAGGAGCAGTTCAATCCCCAGTCTACATTCAAGGCAGAGATTAGAGCGCACTCTGTTGTAGATTTCTTTGTGCTTGAAACAAACCTGCCACCCGATTTCGTCGCCCTTCTTAACGAAGAGATTGACAAGTTACTGGCAGAAGAGAACGTCAAGGAAAAGGATTACTCTGGAAACCTTGTTGGGCAGATCAAGAACGGGGCACAGCTTCTTCTTGAGAAAGACAGATGCGAGGCGTTCCACGGTGTGTATGGCGTAGCGGAAAGCTTGGCCAAGGAATACGCCAAGAGGTTCATGATGATCGGTTCTGGAGATGTAATACAGCAGGGTGCTGTCGATTATGTTCACGCAGATTGTTATGAGGCGTGGTCAGTTCATAGTTTCAGGGGGGATTATAATCCTATCCACGATCACGGTAACCGTCTCGACGGTGCCATGAGTTTTGTGATCTACACGCAGGTGCCACCTGACATGAGAAATAAAGACGCATCAAATATGAAGAACGCTTCTGGGTGGATGGATGGTTGCATCAGCTTTGTTAACGGGCCTACAAGCCAGAAAGCTGCGGCATCGTTTCGCTGGCCGAAAGTTCTGAATATAATTCCAGAGGTGGGGAAGATGGTGATCTTCCCGCACTGGTTGAACCACATGGTCTACCCGTTCGACTGTGAGGGTGAGCGGCGTTCAATCAGTGGCAACATCACGATGATGACTGAAGAGCAGCATCAGATATTGACGAGTCAGATTATGAATACTGGGGAAGACGTGGTCTCCGCCCCCTCACAACAGGGAGCGGAGTAGTAGCCGTCGAGGTTGTGGGCTAGAGATGATTACGGATCAGGTATCTGATCTGGGCAGACGTGGTCCGCTCGTTATCATCACAGGCTTTCTTTAACTTAGAAAGACAGGTCTGGTCTAGAACGATGTGAAGTCGCGTGTTCTCACCAGTCTCTGCTTGAATTGTTGAAGGTGTCGAGACGACGACGGAGGGCGAGTTCGACTGATCCCCAATAGGTGCTGGCCCAGTCTTCGCCTCGCTCGTCAGATTGTTCTCTTGTTCTTGTTGCATTGTTTAATCTCCTCAACACATTGATCGCCTGTTCAGACGGATTGGTTACGTTGTTCATAGATACTCCTTCTATCACACTGCGTGGGCCGTAGCAATCACGCCCCCTCATCTGGTGTGCCCTTTTCTGGATAATCTTTCGGCACTAGCTTAACGATGTCAGCAGATGGTAGCTTCTGACTGATCTCGCGAAACTCTGGAGACTGAAGCACGTCATCATAGGTTGCGGTCTCCAGATTTATTTGTATGCAATCACCATTTACGGTCACGCTCTCCACTTCGCTCGTTAGGCACACGCTGCCGCGCATACCTAGAAACACAAGCAACTGTTGATGCTTGGCCTCCAAAAGCACAGCCATGTCAGCAAGGCTAAGTTGAGCAGCCAAGGTGCCCAAAGAATCCGCGTGGACTTCTTTTGGCTGTTTGAGAAAGTCACTCGTCTGTATAAACATCTGGCACATCCTCCCATGCAATGTTTCCTTTACCCCAGCATCTCTCACACTCTATGTCTACGGGATCGTAGCCTTGCCAAGGACCGTTGGCGTTAACTCCTCCGACAGTCACCTCTCCCTCGACTTCTCCTGTTCCTTCGCAATCCAGACAGTCAAAATCAAAGTCGGGAATGATTTCATCCCAGTCGTTTCGCCAAGAGTAAATCACTGGAACTCGTACCGACGACTCAATACAAAGCTTAACTAAAGCCTTGATCGTTTGCGAATTGTCGGTGGCTTGTATAGCTTCTTTTATGCTGCCGTCATTCATCTGCTTCCTCCTTTTTGTTAGGCGTCATCCAATTACGATCTGAAAATGGGCGCTGTTCCTCCCAAGAACTGTCCCAAGTTTCTTGTGCGTTATCAGTAACTGTATTGAACAAGCGATCATCAGCTAAAAAATTCTTGAGCTTTTCAAGTTGTAAACAATTTAGCTTGAACCATTCACCGCGTACGCACATTTCCTCTATTTTTCGATGCAGCCATTTCTCTAGGGAACAAGCTAGAGGACTGTCTTTTGTCTTGTAAACAAATTGTAATTCAAAGGGAGAACCGATTTGTAGGCCGCGTATTCTATCGCTGGGGTTTGTCGAAACCCCTATCTTAATAAGACAGTCATCAGATTCTTCGGGCTGCTCACACTCCACAATGTAAAGACTTTTGTAACCCCTCAAAGATTTGGAGGCTGGCAGCTTAGAACTTTTTGGTGGGCTTGTGCCAAGGGGAGGATGGTTATTGATCGCCTGTTCAACAGTTTCGACCAAGGGTTGGGGTTGGCGTTGCAAGTTCTTATTAGGCGGCGCGGCAGGGGGTGGATTGTTTTTTTTGTGCCATTCTTTTATTCCACGCTCAAATTCGCTAAGACGTGGCCTTGTATGACCTTGTGTGATCCTTTCCTGCTGATCTTCTTTCCAGATATTTATAGCTTTTTCATAGCCAGAAATTATTTTCCAGTTAGAAAGACTAGATTTAGCAATCTCGTGGTCTCTAGTTAACTGCCCAGACCAGTGATGACGCTTTAAGTATCTCAACCTCTGGTCTGCGCCTTCAAAATTATCATAGCACCGCTTATCAACGACTCCATCTCTCAGAACAAAGTAAACCTGCTGAACAGGGTCGCCTACAACTGCTTTATAGCCGCTTGGATCGCTTAAAAGTTGCGGAGGGTGACCCTTTGCGTTGTCTCGTAAAGATTTAACGCTGTGCATCATGATGACCTTTCTTTCGATTTGTTAGTTAAGAGATAGTCCTTGGTGATGGTGCCAAGTTCTTTGTTGCCGCGCTTGTGAGACTTGACCCACACTCGCCGACCGTCGTGCAGTCTGCGGAAGTGGCCGCGCACATCGTGCAATCTTTTCATTCCGCGCACTTCTTCTAGGTAGTCGTCAGGCGTTATCGACACGCCGTTTACTTTAGGCAAATCAATCTCAAGCACTATGTGTGAGTTGAACTTGATCGGCTTTCCATATCTCAAACCACCGCGACCTGTCATAGGTCTTGGTGATTTGATCACCCAGTCATAGTTAAGAACGTGCAACAGACAGATCAGAAACCTTGCGTCACCAGCAGAAGCTATCGTGCCAGAAAGCTTGGTGATTGCTTCGTGATCTTCTCCACTGTAGTCGGGGTCATCGCCCGACATGCGAGGCACCATCCAATCAATCGACCTCGACTGCACGGCATGGATATGATTCGTCAGTCCAATGAAGGGCCAGTCTGAATACCTGTCCTCAGGGACAGATTGTAACTGTTCGTTAAACCACTGAACGCCTAGCAACATGCGAACATTTTCCGCGTGGGTATTTAAGTGCTGCTTGTATTCTTGTTCATACTCGCCACTGTCGAAAGGGGTGAAGGAAAAATCCTGATGAAACGCCCGATGGTCTTTGTCTGACCAAGGATGTGGTGACAGTTCAAACGCAGACCCATCAAACATAATCCGTTGACGGGTAACCGCTTGCCCTTCCTTTCCCAATGGGTACACGGGAGAAAAGCAGTAGTGATCCTCCTCGCCCGTCCCGATAAAGGGATAGTCAAGTTCTTCTATAAAGTAACCAACGTAATCGGATGTGCCCGACAGACCTGCCGACCACATTGAATGAGCAACAGTGTTATTGGTCGTGAGATAGTGTTCGCCGATTGCTTCTTGTCTCACTTTCTCGTCCCACTCAATCCACATAGGTGTGTTGGGCGGCACGGCATCGCCGATAATAGCCAACAGTTCGTCGGCATCGATTGTCATCGACAGGGAAACGGCGTGGCGAACCATCGATTCGTCTACTGTGTAACGAGTAGCTTTACGAAGGCCATTGTAAGCGCCTTTGATTCGATCACGCGAGTGAGGGGTAAGCCTGACCCGCTCTCCCTTGCTGTTGCGTCGGGCGACACTAGGGCAAATGTTTGGCACACTTTCGTAGGAGATGAGGCCAACCTTTGGCGCAGATAAAGCGGCCAGCGTTTGATCGGCCAGATTATATTCACTGGTCATGATGACCTTCCTTTCTGTGATTGATGAGTCACTGGTAACCTATAAGAAAAAGGGCGGCACCCATGATTAGGTGCCGCCCGTGAGCCACGAGGTTCCGAAAGGTTACCTTGTACACCTCTGCTCACTGACGGGGTTTTGGGTAGGGCACTCGCCGTCTGATCCCCCCACAGTCACTATCCGACGAAGCGCCAGACCTTTATTTCGCGACTGTGGTTAGACTTTCGAGAAGACTTGATCCTTTCACCCGTAAACTCCCATTCCTTTCCTCGGAACAGTGAGCCAGCCGCATTGCCCAGCGACTCGGTGATGCCTTCCTTCTCGAATGCCTTGCCAACATCGTCAGCAGTTACGGTTCTGCTGTCGCGAAGCATGGCGATTTGTCTTGCGACGTGACGCGCATGGTCGAGCAGCATATGCTTGCCGCCATACTCTGCGGCAGTCATGCCTTCTTGCTTCAGGCGATTGCTTTCCGCGATGTCGAACAGGTCTGGATCGTTCTTCATGTCAATGGCCTTTCATTTCAATGATGACTTGGTCGAATGCCGGTGCGACGACAAGCATCGCACCGATGAGCAGGGCACCGATAACGCTGACAATAATTGTTAAAACGATCTCCTTCTTGTCTCGCTTGGCCCAGTCATGACGGTGTTTATTCATGATTTCCTCCAAAATAACGGCGATTCTCATCGACCTCGTGAGTAGTTGGTGGTGCAACTACCCACGAGATCAACGAGAGAAGCCTTGATTATCGGCTGATCTGGACGACTTGCGCCCAGTCAGCCTGTTTCTCAATGGTCTCAAGCCAATGCTGATGCTGTATGCATGCAGCAATCAGTGTCGGGCATGACGGCTCAGGGATTTCGTCGTAGTAATCCTCGCAATCACTGAACACGATGATCGCATCGACATCCAAGCCTTCTTCTTCGATATGCTCGAAAGCACCCTTGGTGTTTGTGCCACCATAGAAACGAGTGCGGTCAATCTCGTCACCAGCCTCGACCACCTGTACATCTCTCACCTTGTGCGTGAACTTGATGACGTGACTGGTGATGTCGAACTCGGACGTGATCAACTGCAACTCTTCGCAGAACTGGGCAAACATCTCGTCATCGACTGATGATGACACGTCAAGCAGAACTGCAATCTCACCGCCGACATCGACACGGCGGCTAGGCAGCGGCACACCCACCGCACGAGACCGACGACCAAGCCGCTGGTATGTCGTACCAGCAGGGCGACCGTCCAACAGGAACCGCCGCAGGACTGACCGCCAGTCAACCTGTGGCCGACGAAGCATGTCAATGTGCTGCTTGAACGGGCTGTCTTCCTTGCCAGCCTCGCCAGATATCATGGCGGCATTCAGCACGATCTCGGTCCACTGGTCGTCTTGCTCCTGAACGTCAGCGGCAGACAGTGCGGACCCGTCGTCGTTTGTGCCGTCGATCACCACCCCGTGGCCTTGCATGTCCACTGGCTGGTCGTCACCCGACTGAGCAGGTAAAGCGGGAGCGTCTTGAGAGCCGCCGTTCTCTGCGGCTTTCGCGTCGTCACCCTGAGCATCACCCTGAGCATCGCCCTCATCATCACCCTTTGGTGATTCGCCCTCGCCTTGCTGACCAGCGGCTGGTGGTTCTGGCTGATCCTCAAAGAGCTTTCCGTAGATGTCCTCTGCGGCCTGTCCGTCCCAAGCCAGATCAACCAACCCGTCTTCGGGCAGAGAGAAACCGGCAGCAACTAAGATGGCGTTGATGGCGTAGTCGGCGGCGACGTTCCAGTTGTTCTGGTCACGCTGACCTCGACGCAGATGGTGCTTGAACATCACATGGCAGACCTCGTGGGCAACCACGCCCTTGAGGTGAGCGTTCGAGTGCTTGTCAACAAACTCAGGGTTAAACAAAATGCGCTTGCCATCGGTCGCCATCGTGTCGAACTGATCGGTCTCGACCAGATCAAGACGCATGGCGATGTTACCGAAGAACGGATTGTCCAGCAGTAGCTGGGTCCGCGCCTTGGTGATCTTCTGATGTGCTAGTGACATATCAATACCTCCTTACTGACCGATGAAATCATCGATCTGGTTCATGATCTGACGAGCGTTGTCAGCGACTTCTTGACGCTTGCCCTCGTCCTTCTTGAGGGTAGAGGCATCGGTCTCGGTCAAGCGCAGCCCGATCTCCTTGGCGAGTTGTTCCAAGCGAGGGTCATCCCCGACATTCAGCGATGGCAACAGATCGGCAATGTCACGCACGTTGCCGACCAGACTGTCGTAAAGCTTGGCACCTTTCTTGTCGGGATCGAAAGCTTCGAGACGCTCGACCATGTTGCTGATGGCAGAGTAGGCGCGGTCGAAACACTCGCTGGTCACCTGCGTGACACGCTCGTCATTCTTGCGCTGCATCTGCGTGACGATCTTCTGCTTGTCTTCAGCAGACATGGCCACCCGAAAGTCCCCAGCCTCAGGGACAGGGCGAACCTCGACATCCGAATGGAACAACTCGGCACATGCCTCGACGCTGGGGAATATGTCAGCGTCGAACAGGTCGCCCAGTCGATGCGGTGCCTGATCAACCAACTCAGGATAGACCTTGAGGAAATCAGTCACCGCGATGTCGAAAGCATCGGTCTTCTCACGCATCACTTCGGTGAAGCGGTCATAGCCCTTGGCCTTGATGATGTACCAGCCATCCTCGGACCACGGCGCAGTCTCTGCCGCGAACACATTGTAGAGCGCACCACGAGCAGTCTTGACTGCCTTGTACGCAGGGTGGGTGGTATCGATCAGCGTCTTGATGACCTTGACCGCCCGTTGGTTGGCGTTCTTCTGGTCTGCGACTTCGAGCGATACGCCCTTGTCAGTCTTGGAGAAGCTGGGGTATTTCACCGACAGCCTCACAAGCAGTGCTTTTTCTGATAACATAGTTCACCTCTCGGATTGATGTTGACGAGTCACTGATGACTCGTAGATGCATTTGCATCTATCAGCACACCGGATGTGATGTGCTGGTAGATGCAGGGGCCGAAGCCCCCACACCGTTAGCGTCAGCCGAGTTCCACGTCGGCATTGTCTGCGCGGTACTGGCAGACCGCCTTGGTCTCAGCCAGATCGGGATGACGCGAGAGAATGTCACGCACCAGCACGACACCGAACTCACGACCTAGTCGTTTGCCGTAGATCAGCGCGGCCTCGATGGTGTCCTCGTCCACCCGCTTGGCGATGTTGGCGACCAGCGCGATAGTCACGTCGGTATCCGTAGGCACCTCGCAGTTCTCAGGGTCGTCGAACACCTTGCTGACCGGGATCAGCCGGTCGAAGATGCGGAGGAACCCCGCGAACTCAGCCGCACGTCCCTGCCCAATCAGACCGGATAGCGCGGGAAGATAGTCCCGGCTTTCGATATGCGGCAGCAGCGCAGACACCGCCGACCACGACCGTGCAGTCGGGCTGACCTCGGCCTTGGGGTCGAACTCTTGCAGGGCATCAGGGCGATGCCGCACATAGCCGACCACACGATGGTCGATACCGGACTGACCAGCCCACGCAGCCCAGTCATCCACGTCGGCTTCGAGCGGCACGACAGTCAGGCGGTCACGCACATGGGTTGGCAGTGGGCGGCAACCCGCCTTGTCCTTCGAGCGGTTGCCGGTGGCAATCACCGACCAGCCGTCAGGCAGTTGATAGCCGTGCAACTCACGTTCCAGCAGGAGACGTGCGGCACCGTTGAGGACGCCTTCGTCACCTTGTGGCAACTCGTCAATGAGAAGCACACCGACAGCCCCGTCACGATCTGCGCGGGGTAGCCAGTCCATCGGCTTGAACGTGGTCATTGCCCCTGACACGTCAGGGATGCCCGTCCAGTCCTCACGGGCCATCGTCGGCACCGGAGCGTAGATCAGGTTGCCGCCCAGTTGCTTGGCGATCTGTCGGGCCAAGGCAGTCTTGCCCAGTCCGGGTTCGCCTTCGAGGTAGGGAACGCCGCCCGACTTGAGTATGGCGAGGGTGATGCGAAGTGCTTGAGAGTATTTCATGAGTATTTCCTTTCGGGTTGGGGTGTTGGTTTACTTACGGGCCGCGACCATTGCGCGGAGATGACGCTCACGTTCACGAGCAAGTTTCTCGTCTCGTTTGTGCTGGCGCTTGACGGCGGCGACCTGTTCGTCGCCAAAGACGCCTGTTGCCCACATACCCATGATGGTGATGACAAAGAAGACGACGGTTGTGATGACGACGAAGCTTGCAAAGATTTCCATGATAGTTCCCTTCGGAGTTGATGTTGATGAGTCACTGGTAACTTATTGGCTACCCAGACCGCCGCCTGATGGCGACGGTTTCGGCCCCTGCCAGAAGGCCATCGTCAGTGGGCTAGTCGTCCCCGAGAACACATTGTCTCAGGGTCTCCAGAGGCTGATCGGGAAGATCAGCGATGAAGCGCAGGTCTTCGTCAGCACGAAGACGTTTGCGAATAACATCAAGCGTCGGTATCGGCTTGATGTCGCCGCGCTCATGAAGGCGAGGCATATCCAGAACCTCTCTCGCGGCTTGGATGATCCGATTGGATCGGGAGTGGTCAACCATGTGTGTCTCCTTTGGTTGGTGGGGTGTCTAATTTGTAATTGACCTCTTGTCTCAACGTATTGACTGTATGAGTGAGGTTAACGATCTGACTGGACAGCTCATGCACATCCGCTGCCAATCTCTCGGTCAGCGTCATCATGGCGTTAATTACTTCGTCTTCGGTCATGTGTAATTCCCTTCGGAGTTGCTGTTGAGAAATGATTTTCCCAGACGCCCCGGAGGGCGTTTCGGCTGGTGATCATCCAGCCTCGTCAGTGGGATTAGTCGGTCCAGCGGTCGATCATGGCCTTCGCTTCGCGCAGCAACTCTGCGCCATCGGTCCAGCATTCTTCGGTGGCGGGGCGCATGTTGAAGTGACCGTCCTCCATGCGCTCTATGATCCAGCCTTTGTATTGATGTTCCATGTCAGTCTCCTCAGTGGGTGCCGGGGCCGAAGCCCCGGCGATCGGTTACGCTGCCTGTTTCAGCACGGTCACGTTCTCATGGCCGTTCGAGATTGCGACGGCGGCAGATGTTGACCGCTCCAGCAATTCCCAGACAGCAGTCATGCCCTCGACAGTGTCGAGGTCGAGACCGTTTGCCTTGATGAGCTTCTGGGCGAAAGCGACCACTTTCTCTTCGTCGCTGACCTCTTCCTGTGGGTTGAGGTGAGCGACCAGCTTGTTGTAGCTGTTGATCTCAAGGGCATCGCAGATGTCAGCGACCTCGCGGCTGACTTCCGAGATGGCGTGATCCCAGTCGCTGCTTTCCTGAGTAGCGTCCTTGATCGCCTCGGCTGCGACGGTGATCACCTCGGCGAAGTCGTCCGACTTGGCAAGCTTCTGAGCGTTCTCCGCAAGCTTCTTGCCCTTGCCCGACTTGCTCTTCTGGCCAAGCACGTCGAAGCAGACGGCGGTGAGGAATGCACCGGCATCGGCCTTGCGGCCTTTGCGTTGGCGCAGGATGTCGGCGTTGACTGCCTCGACTGCGATCAGGGCGATCAGGCTGAACTTGTCGGCCTCGACTTCCATCTCGCTGCGGACCCGTGAAATCTCGGCTTCCTTGGCGGCGATGGTGTTGGCGACGTTGGTGGCTTCGTTGATAAGGTAAGTCATGTGTAATTCCCTTCGGAGTTGTGTGTTTCGCCCATGCTTGGGCCAAGGCCGCACCACGCGGCTCATCAGGAGTGCAGTATCAGCACCCGACACACTTCCCAGAGGATGGCTAGTTCAGGGCGGCACCAGCGGGATGCTGGATTAGGCTGACCATCTTTACACGACTTCATGCGCGTCTTGGCTCCCGATAGACGGGTTGGGTTTTCACTGCTTGTCCTGCATCTGCGCTTGGCTGGGTCGGGTCCGACTTTCGTCGCCCAGTGTAGTGTCACTGGGAAAGTGCCTTCCTCAACTGCTACTCATTCGGGGCAGTGGGTTCGCGTTGTTAGGCTGTCGCGATCAGCGTATGGACATGATATAGGCCCATCGGCTCCCACTGTCAACACACCTGAGGAAATTAAATTGAGGGGGTGATTCTCCC